AAGTTTTTTAAGCATTTAATTAATTAAATTAAAGTTGTATGCTAGTAGATTTTTTATTCTTTTCAAGTCTTTTGTTACTACGACATAATCTAGTCCTACACGCTCCAGAGCAATATATCTTTCTTTGTTCCATTGTATTAAATGTAGCACCACAGGCAGGACACTCTCTAACAAGTATCCCTTCTACTTTTTTTCGTTTTTTACCTCTAATTCTATATTATCTGTTTTTTCTTCCTCTTCATTTATCTTTTGCAATAACAACTGATAAGCCTGTATCCCACCTTCTAATTTAAGAACATAAGAATTTTGTTTAATAATTTCTTGTTGCCATTCAAGAATTTGTTTTTCTATTAGTGCTTTCATCAAATTTTTGTTTTTCCTAATGTAACAGCAGCATCTTGTGCTGTGAAGTCTTCAGTTGTCCAAATACTTGTAGTGCCATCTTCTTTTTTATATGCCTTGATAATTTCAAGATGCCTTACATTTCTATCTATTTCTTCTTTCTGCTCATCTGTTAAAGAAGATAAAGCAGCAAGGGTGTTAATTACAGTTACGCTATCTCCAGCATTAGTAAAGATAGTTGCAATTTCTTCAGCGGTACGTTCAGCCATTTGATTTTAGTTTCTCAACCTCTATTGTAAGCTCTTGGATCGCTTTGACAAGAATGGGTACTAACTTACCGTAACTTGCTTCTAAACGATCAGGGTTTTGATCCATAACAAGACCTAAATAATCAGCGTCATTTTCTTTCTGTAGTTGCTGGAAATCTTGTGCTATAAAACCAGCTTCATACGATCCATCCTTACCATTCCCATCTCTAGTTTCCCATTTAAATTTGACAGGGTTTAAAGATCTTACAAAATCTAAACCAAGATTAAGAATGTTTATATCTGTTTTATCTCTTCTATCTGATAAAGAACTTATTGTTTGTGTGTTACAACGTATAGTTGAAATACTAGAGTCACCAAGAGTTACTTCATTTGATACTGTGGCGGAGCTTGCTGTTGCGTCATGACCAATAATAATATTATTTGAACCAGTAGTAAGATCATTTGTTCCTCCATTTCCAGCATTGCCAGCTTCAGAACCAATTATCGTATTAGAAGCACCAGTTGTGATTTGTTTTCCAGCCTGATTACCCACACAAGTATTGTTACCTGCTGTAGTTCCAAACATATATGATCCGTAACCTACGGCAGTATTGTTTCCTCCAGTTGTGTTGTTATAACCAGTACTAGCTCCAATAAATGTATTATTACCACCAGAAGTGGTATTATAACCAGCATTTGAGCCTAGTCCTGTTGAAAAATTACTAGTTGCATTTTCAAAACAACTATTTCCCACAACTGCATTATTAATACCGTTGTAGTTAGTTTTTAAAGCATTATGTCCTACTGCCGTTGATCTTGTACCAGCATAATCTTTACCAGCTTGATAACCAAAGAAGGCATTATATCCTATAGACGAAGTACTAACAGAACTACCTGCACTTGTTCCCGCAAGTGTATTCTGTTTTGCGTCAGAATCTAAACCACCGCCAGCAGCGGCTGCAAAACTAGCCTCCCCATTTGCATCAACTGTTAAAACGTGTCCCTCAGTAGGTGTACCACCGTTGTCTTTAAGAATAAAATTAATGCCAGGTACTCTAAACTTGTTAATGTTTACGCTACCTATAGTTGCTTCATAATTAACGCTAGAGCTACTTGGTACGGCTCTAGCACCTATAAGAATATTTCCAGTACCTGTAGTTAGATCAGGATCTCCACCACTATAAGCCTCGCCAGCTTTCGCTCCTACTATTGTATTGTATGACCCAGTTGTAAGTTCCTCGCCAGCACTCTGACCTATTAAAATATTATTTGATCCAGTAGTCACCCTAAACCCAGCTTGATTCCCTGCTGCTGTATTTAAAGTACCTGTTGTTAGTTGTTGTAGGCTACTTGTACCAAAGGCAGAGTTTTGATAACCAGTAGTCACGCCCTCCATAGATTGATTACCTACGCTTGCATTTCTGTATCCAGAGGTAATATTTTTTTGAGCAGCTTGACCAATGGCTACTGAATAGCTACCACCGTTAGAACCTGATGCACCATATAAAGCCTCTTGACCTATAGCAACAGCGTTATATCCTCCCTCTTCTATTCGACCCATAGCACTATGACCGATTGCTACAGCATTTGCAGCATTTCCAGTAGAACCATCTAATTCTCGACCTGCTTTGTATCCAATAATTACACCGCCATCATATTTAGTGGATGTGTAAACTGTTTCATTGCCGATAGCTATTGTTCTACCACCGATAGTAGTGTTATACATACTCCTGTAGCCCATGGCTACGTTTTCATAACCTGTGGTCATTGCCGTAGCAGTTTGATAACCAAAGAAAGTATTATCCTTTGCTTCGTAACTATTACTTGGATTAGATTGCAAGCTAGCACCAGCACTAGAACCACCTAATGTGTTAAATCTAGCATCAGAATCTGTACCACCAGATCCTGTTTGTCCAGCTTCCCAACTAGCTTCTCCATTCGCGTCACATGTAAGCACATAATCTTCTGTAGCTGTAGAATCTTTAATTACAAAATTAACACCAGGTACTCTGAATTTAGTAATACTTGAATTGCCCAGTGTAATTTCGTTACTTACATCAACTGCACTAGCTGCCGCCTCGTGACCCAAAATTAAGTTGTTACTTCCCGTAGTGATTGCATCTCCGGCAAACGACCCTAGACAAGTGTTGTCAATTCCTGTAGTAATATTTCTACCAGCTTCACACCCGTAGGCAGAATTATCAGTACCAGTTGTTTGTTCTCTTAAAGCAGAAAAACCACTTGCAGTATTTTTTGTTCCAGTAGTGTTACTTTTTAAAGAATCACGACCAAAGCCAGAATTTTTTGTTCCAGTAGTGTTGTCTTGTAAAGAATTATACCCAAAAGCAGATATCTCAGAAGCTGTATTACTCTCTCCAGCATAAGTTCCCACAAGTGTTGAACCACTATTAGTAGTAATAGAAACACCAGCGTTACGCCCTATAGCTACTACATTATCTGCTGTAGTAATATATCTACCAGCATTTTTTCCTATTAAGGTATTGTTTTGGGCATTTGTACCATTAAAACTTTCCCCTGCATAAGTACCAGCTACAGTATTGTGCTGTGCATCAGAGCTTAATGCAAAAGGTAAATTAGTTAAATTTTCTCCACTTATTGCTGGTAAGGTTGCAGGAAAACGATCATTAGGCAAAGTTCCAGTGTTTAAATTAGACGCTGATCCTGCTGTAAAACCACCTGATGTTCCTGTCGTATTTTGGTTTAATGTTGCAATTCTAGCCGCTGCAATTGTTCCTGAAATTACATTGCTTCCATCTATTGAAGTACCATTAGAAGTAACACTGTTACCCATATACCCATGGGAAGAACATTGATAATGAAGAACTATAGGTGTTGCATCTGTTATGACAATTTGGACATAGGCATTACTGCTTGCTCCAGCAGTTGCATTAGTAGTCACATTTGTTGTATATTCAGTTGTTTTATCTGCTTCCAAATAAAATCGTAATGGATGACCATAATTACTTGAATCTGATTGATCAAATCTATAAGTATTTCCTGGTGTTAATGATAAAAATGGAGCAAAAATACCATTAATTTTATAACCTGAACTTGACCCAGTACCGTTATATCTGTGTGCAGATGTTTTAGATGCAACTGTGACTGTATAAGTAATAATAGAACTACTGTAAGTCCCAAGAGTCTCACCTACCTCAAAAACATGACCAGAATCATTTTCAATATATAATTTTGCATCATCTGTTTTTACCGCAATTTCTCCTGTAACTATGTCAGAAGCCGAAGGTTTTGTTGTTCCTCTTTTATTTCGGATTACATTTGCCATTGGCGTTTAACTCCTAAAATTCAAAATGTACCGCCATCTACAACGTAACCACTTGTTGAACCGTCAGAAATAAAGCTGATCATGTCTGACAAGGCAACCTGTTTCATTACCCCTGCATCATTACAGACAAATCTATCTGCTGTAGCAAGAGTTGTTGAAGTTGCAGATGTATTTCCATCAATAATATTTAATTCAGTTGTTGTTACAACCGCACCATCTAAAATTTGAACTTCTGCTTCTGTTAAATCAGCTAAAGCGTTTGCTGTTGTCTGACCCATAGTGGCAAGCTCTGTGAGTTTATCGCTATGTGGTTCAACGTCTGTGCCAATAACTAAACCTAGATTTGACCTCGCGTTACTTGCAGAAGTCGCACCTGTTCCCCCATCTCCTATAGCAAGTGTTCCAGTAATTGAACTAGCTCCTAAATCAACAGCTAATTCAGTTGATTCAATTACAAGACCACCATTAGCTTTAAGATCAACGCTTAATTCATTACCAGATTTGTCTAAACCATTGCCAGCAGTTACGTTACCACTAGAAGAAAAAATACTATAAGAAAGATTGTTAGTTCCTACAACAGCACTACCTTTATTACTTGTACAAACAAAAGCTATATCGGCATTAGATGATCCTTGCTCAACGAAAGTAAACATACCAGCAGCATCGAAACCAGCAGCTAAATCATCTGTTCTTACCCATGAACTAGCTTTACAAAGATATAATCCATTTTCAGTTGCTGTACTTTGGTTCTTTACTAAAACCCTTTCATCAGCAGAAACCGCAACACCATCAATAGTTTGCGTTCCAGAAAGTGTGATATTTGCGGTAGTGGCAACTTTCACGCTTTCCTTTACATCTAATCCTTCACTAGTACTGTCTACATAAGCTTTAGTTGCAAAGTGAGCATCAGCAGTTGGTGTTACTCCACTTACAGGGTTAGTTGCACTTGCTAACTGGTCTATTCTATTTGTTCTTACTTGAGAATCAAAATCACTTATTTTAGAAGCTGTCAAAGTTGGTACATCAGCAACTACTAAACTTCTAAATGTAGGTGCAGCAGCCGATCCAGTCGTAGGGCCAGCTAAGATTGCGTTTGCACTTCTTGTATCTGTTTTATTAAAAAATCCACCAGGTCCACCAATAACAATAACTGAAGTTGCCTCACCTGAACCATCATCACCTAAACCATAATATAATTTTAAATCACTTGCATTTTCATTAAAGGCTATTTCAGATGGAGCTAAACTTGTAGGTGCACCAGTAGATCCACTAGCTGCTCTTTTTTTTATTCTTATAGTGTTAGACATGGCCTAAAAATTTCCTCCGTTAACAAGTGTTAGTTTAGTTGTGGTTGTATCTGCCTTAAATGTAGCAGAACTAGAGTCATAGTAAATAATTGAACCATTAACCTTATTAGTTGAATCAAGAATAAACCCAGAGCCTGCCTCACCTGGTCTTCCTTGTGGTCCTGCTGTTGTTATAGTTACAACCGAAGTTTCACCATTAACAGTAACGGTGTTTTTAGTAGTCGTTACATTGACTTGTGTCATGTTGAAGTATAACCCTCACTTACAAATATAGTACCCTCTAAATAGTATTCTTTGTTGCCTGATCCATCTATCAACAAAACATCATACTTTAAAATTTCAGGGCTAAATGTTGCTGTCTGTGCATCTGTTAAAGAAATGCTTACTGAACCTGCGGCTCTATCAGTATAAGTTGTTGTAAAATCTGCAAATTTCGTGGTACGTGTTTCTTCCCAAACCTGTGCTACTACAGTAAAACCTATTAAATTTATTGCATTATTATTGCCATCTTTAAATAACAAAGGGATCGAATGATCTGATCTTCTTTGAAGAGTAAAATTATACGTTCCAGGTTGTATTGCCATTTTATTATTTTATTTCTATTATACTAAGCTGATTCAAGTGCTTCAACTTTAGTTGCTAATTCTTTTATGGCTTCAATTAAAGCACCTGTTAAACCCATATAATTTAAACTTTTATTACCATCATCTCCTTTAACTAATTCAGGATAAACTTTTTCTACTTCTTGTGCTATTAATCCCATAGATTTTTCATTATTACTTTTAAATGTGAAATTAATACCAACTAATTGTTTAACTTTACTTAAAACATCTGTTAATGGTTCTATATCTTTTTTCAATTCAATATCTGAACCTGGAGTGATTGTACCAGACGCTAATATATTACCAACTACATGAAGCTTCTGAGTTGGCCCTGTGGTATTTATACCTAAATTTCCATTAGTCAAACGCATATATTCAGTATTTGTATCCGTAGATCTAAAATGTAAAGTATCTGCATTTAAAAGTAAATTTGATGTACCAGTAATTTGCAAACTATCAGCATTTGTGCCAGAAGAAAATATTTTATGAGTTGCACCATTTCCATTTGTACCTTGTATCCTTATTTCTGGATTTGAGGATTTAACATGAATTAAAGAAGAAGCATTAGGAGAAATCTCACCTATACCTACACGACCATTACTATCAATAACAACATTACTTGTATTTGAATTGTTCGTAGCAAAATTGAATTTGTTGTCATTGTGACCATAACTAATTAAGCCACCTACAGTACTATCATCAGCAAAAAGTAAACTACTAAAATTTGTACTGCCTGCTGCAATAGTTATGCCATTATTACCAGTCGTTGAGCCAACAACTAAAGTATTAACAGAAGCTCCAAAACTTTCTGGACTAGTATTCATAATTCCACAATTACCACTTCCATTTAAAACAAATCTTTCTGTACCATTAGTACAAATATTAAATTCATCAGCACCACCTGAAAAAATTCCAGTATTTATATCGGTTGTAAAAGATAAACTAGGAACACCAGCATTACCTAGCTCAAGTTCAAGTATTTTTTTTACAGGACTGTCAAATCTTATAAGATCAATATATTCACCATTTGCCCCATCTCTAATTTTTAATTTCGCAGGACTTGTAGTATCAGCAAAAAATTGAAAAGGGTACTTAACAGAAGGTGCTGAGTTTCCTGAATTATTACTTGCTAAAGATTGAAAAGCATTTTGAATATCTACGCGAACAGCACTGCCTGTACCATTATCTATAATAAAATCGTTTTGTGTCATTAATCTTTTTAAATTTACTTTAAGTATATATTAAACAATTATTAACTACCACGCCCGAAACCTACTGCTGTATAACTAAAAGTTTTATTTATAGCATTATTACTAATATCAAAAAATTTTATTGTAAAACCACTATTAGAAACATTAGTTATCTGGTATCTTTCATTAGAGGCTAAATCATCCGCAAAAATACCTATACTTGGTTTTTGAGTATCAATTCCAACACTTGTTCCTCCAGCCCCTGTAAAAAAGTTTTGCTCAAAAGAAATATTTTTACCAGATGTACTTGTTCCACTACTTTCATTACTTTTTTGTTCTACTCTTCTATCTAATTCTGCTTTATATCCCAACTCCTCTATCTCGATACTTTGTGCTGGATCATTTGACTCTAAAATACATCTAAATTTAAAACCTCTACCTACATAAGTTCCATTTGTAAAAACATTAAATGGTATGCCGTCAAAATCACTATTTGCATAATTAGTACTATTAGGAGCAGAATTTGTTACAGCAACTTCTATTCTTGCATTAACATCATTTGCAACTAAACCGTTAAAATCAGTCCATGTATTTATTAGGGCAATTCTATCGTCAAACAATTGATTATCATAAAAACCTTTAGTTACAAGATGTCTTGTTAAACGCAAAGAAAAAACAGCCCCCAAATCTAATATAGTTGCAAAGTTGTATGTTCCCTCCTTTGCAAATGTTATTGCTCCAAGATTGTCGAAATTTTCAATTAAATTAAAATCAGCTATATCGTCTAAAGTTACGGTTGATCCTAGTACTAAACCGTTAACTTCTGTTGAGAAAAAACAATTTATTTTTGAACCACTAAAAGAATTATCCTCTCTATTATTTAAGACAATAAGTTTTGGTAATGGATCTGGATTATTAACAATGGCAGAAGTTTCTCCAGCACTTAATCTGCCGCCATCATCCATAAATTTAAAAATATATTCACCATTTAGATTAGGAATTAAAACTTCTGATACATCACCTAAAGTTTTAAATATATCAACTGAATTACTAAAAGAAGCACTTCCATCAACAAGACTGCTATGTCTAACAATTAGATTACCACCATTAATTACATCTGGATCTACAGATTTATCAAAACGAAATCTAAGAAGTTGATCTGATAAAGGCTCGACTGATAAATTTTGAACGTCTTTAGGTAATTCAGTTTTTCCTACCGCTGAAAACACATCAATACTAGAAGTAGTAGTACTTAAAATCCCAAGAGCATTAAATGATTTTACTTTGAATGTATAGTTTCCTAATCTTGATTCAAAAAGTTCAAAACTTGGTTTTGCTACTATTGATTTTTCTGGATTATCATTTTCATATTGAGACTCGATAAGGTATCTTTGTACGCCTAAAACTGGTTGCCAAGAAACAAATATTTTTGAAACAGCACGATTATTTAATACAACAATTTCTTCAGTTGCTGTAAGATCTAAAGGTGATGGTTTTTCATCTATTAATGTTGTTATTTTTCTAGGGTCAGGTCCAGCGGCATTGTCTTCAATTATTGAATATTTATTTGTGTCATGTATAATTGCAGTAATTTCATATTGAAAATTATTTTTTTCACTAATTGATAACACTCTATAAATTTGTATTTGAACTGAGGGACTATTAATTACATAAATACTGTTAGATTGTGGGATTGAAAAGTTCCCCTCATTATCTATAAATGGAGATGAGACAGTAATAGTTGTTCCGTTAATTTCTTGTATTGTTCTTGGTAAACTGGCCTTTCCATTTGGCAAAATAACTGTCAAAGTTGAGCCAGCTTCATGTGATAAATCATTACCATCAATAGTTCTTGCATCAACAATAATTTGAGTTGGTGAAACACCTGTCTTAATCCGACCTCCTTTTCTTGTTCCAGCCCTCATTGAATCAGCTATTCCTATAATTGTAGAAGGTCTTACAATTACACCAGCTTCAAGAGTAGTTGTAAAATTAACTATTTCAGACTCTCTTAAATTTGTATATAAAAACCAACGACCTAATCTGTTCGCTTGACCTCTTGATGTACAAGCAAAAGATTTTATTGTTTTTCTTATTTTTCCAAATTTAGGAATTGCATCAGATAAAGCTGCTATATCTTCTGTTGTTATTAATTGATAATCTATTTGTTGTGTATCATCATCAAAATATGCAACTTCTACCTCTGTGAATTTTGTTCTTTGTCCTGATCCTTGATAATTAAATCCATTTTCTGTGACATTTGCATTAGTAAATACATATTGCGGGTCAGAAGTGTTTGTTAAAGTGTTAGTAGGTCTATCTTGTGATATATGTAAAGAACCAACACTATAAAAAGGGATGGCGTTCATCACAGAACAAAGATCATTTATTAAGGTGTAAGCTTCTTTTCTTTGATTTAAAACAATATTACAACTAAATCTAGGCTCATCTTTTAGTGTTATGGGGTCAAAGATAATTTCACTTGCATATTTAGATGCTTCAAAAAAAGAAAATACATCTAATGAGTCTTCAGATATAACGCCATTAGGCCCACCAAAGCCTTTATCTGTAGTTAACAAATCATATAAAATCCATGCAGGGTCAGAAGTCCATATTTTATTTTCTTTAAATGTGCCGTTAAAATTACCGCTATAACTTAAAGAACCATCAGGCCGAACAGTTGCATTGTGGGGTATCTTGATTTTTGTTCCTTTTACCCTAAACTTTACAGTTGGAAAAGATTGAAATTCTTGTGCATTAAATCTAATAGCTACATAGGCAAATCCCTGATAGGCTCTATTATCTGTAATTATTTCTGTAAATGATGCAAAATTAGATTCACTTTGTAATCTTGGAGGATCTGAATCCTCTGTATTTCTAATTACTGTAATTGATAATGGATAACTTATTTGACTAGTATCAGAAATCTTTATCACATAATCTTTTATATAAGAGCTAGATGCTCTTCCTTTTATAATATCTTCAACTATTGGATTATGTGTTGTTCCATCATTTTCAACTATTCTAATAGATATTTTTACTTCAACCCCAACAACATCACCGTCATCCTTAAATTCCTGCAAAGATGGAAACTGTAGTGACACTTTTAAACGATCAAAAATTGTATTACTTGTAGTTCTAGTAACAGATAAATCTTTAGTAACATTTACATTAACAGGAACAGTATTTTCAATTAATGATATTTCTTTTAAAGGTGTTTGATCTTCAGTACCATTTTTTATAAATACTTCAACATTCTCAAAATTTTCATCACCATTTGCATTTTGTAAAGGAGTATTATCTAAAAAAATATTTTTTCTAAAAGTATTTATACCGACACCACCTTCATCAAAAATGGAATCTATTTCTCCATATCCTAATAAATGAATTACTGTAGCAAATTGTTTACTTCTTAACCCGTTCTCAATCATATCAGGATCAATTATTTGTCGTGATAAGTTTGTAAACCCAATTAATTCTGACATGTTAAAGCTCCGGTCTTGGTGGTGGTGTTACTGGTAATGCTTTTACTATCTGGGCAGTATCTACTCCTGAACTAATAATAACCGAGCCAGAATAGACAAGACCATATAAAATAGGGACTGGAATACCAGTAGTACTAATGTTTTGAATACCTGAAAAATTATATGAATTTCTAATATTAGGATCAATGCTGTCAATAGGGATTGAATTCTGATCATTTAAACCTAGTAAATTTGAAACTCCGCCAAATATCATGCTTTGGCCAACCGTTTTTAATCCAAAAGAAACTATGCTACCTATAATGCCTCCACCAACTAATACTCCAGCTTCTGCTGCAAAACCCGTAGCTAAAAATCCAAAAACAACTTCCGCTGCACCACATGCAATAGGTATAATCTCAATATCACCTTGACCAGACATTGATAAATATTCTTTTGTAATTACTCTTCCACCCATTTTTACTTTATAAATTTGATCATTCATGTGTTTATCAATTCCAGCGTAATTAGCTCTTAAGAAATTAACCGCTTGTTGTGGACTTTTTACAGCAGCTTCAAATGTTGACTGACCTAAAAATTGTCTTAATTTACCATAGACTTTTATTTTTTTAAGTTGCATATCTATAAACTCCTCTAAGTGCCTGTTGATATCTAAGATTAAAAGGTTCTCTACAACTCAAAGCTTTTATATTATGATTTAATATCATATTATCACCAATATAAATAGCAACATGATCTAAATTACCTGTGATAGATTGAAAAAGTAAAACATCACCTTCTTGTATATCATCATTAACTATTTGTTTTTTAAAATTTAATTTTGGTAAAGCATATTCAAATTCAGGATTATTTATAAAATCTTTAATTTTTCTTGGTCGTTCCCAATATGGTATTTCAATATTTTTATTTTCTTTTAACCAATCTGTAACAACAGACCAACAATCATATTTGCCCCATATAAATGTCCTTCCAATTAAAGACGGTGCTTTCCAACCAGTTGGTTTTAGTTTTTCCCAATGATTATGTTCAAGACTGTAAATATAATATGGATACCCTAAATGTTCACAAGCTGCTTTGTCTGTATCTGATGGTATTGCAGCACCTACAGGGTGACTATGTATTACACCAATAATTTCTCCTGTATCTTCACATTCTGCCCAAGCATCAGGATCAAGCATAAAAAACTCAAATTTATTTTCTGCTAAATTTTTACAAGGCCAAAAAGTTTCTTTTCCTTTAATTATAGCTAAAAGACCACAAGCCTCATTTGGTAATTGTAGTTTTGCATATTGTTCAAATTCATTTTTCCATGTCATAACTAAAAATTAACTAATGTCCCCACTAATGGAAAATCGGATCTTGTTACCAGTTTTTTTGGCGCTCCAATACCTATTAAATCAAAAGTGCTAACTAATTCAAATTGTACAATATCTTTATTTTCAACAACTTTTCTTTCAATAAAATAAATTTCTCTTGGTAATTCTGCTGTTGGGTCAACTGATTCTAAACCTACCTTATAAGGATTTATATTTGATGGAAAGTTTTCTTCATCTAAAAATCTTGTTAATGTCCGCCTGCGTGTTACTTTTGCTCCTGTTAAATCACTAAAAGCTGTAGTTTTATTAACTAATTGCATGATTGCTGTGATATTTCCAAGTAAATTAGAAAAAGTTAATGTGGGTCTTGGTAGCTTTCCCTTGCCTGTATACTCAAAACCTTCAGCACTGCATGGAAATTTTGTGTAAGTGTTAGATTGCCAAATCAAGTCAGTATTATCTTTTAGATTATTACCAGTATGAAATAAATAAACTATTGGTACTCTTGGAATATCTGCTGTGTTTACAGCGGAATTAAACGAAACAGTTTGAGGATCTGTAATATTTTGAAAAACAGTAGATTTAACAACAAATTGATTAGAGGTTTCGCTTTGTATTGTATAAATCCCATCAATAGCATTACCAGAAGTAAAATTTAAAGGAAGTATTGTTCCAACTGGCATGCCATGACCAGTTGCATTAATAGTAATATCTTTACCGTTTTGAACATATGTGCCACTTTGCTCGGTTTTTTGAAAATGCACATCAGGTTTTAGCTCAACAGAGAATAATTCTATTATTGATTTATTTGTAAGTTGTTGAAGTTCTGTTGTCGGGTTACCCATTATGGTTCAAATACCTCTCTAAAAGTACAGTTTATAGTTGCTCTATTGTTATAAGGTATTGTTTTTGTCCAAGAATCACAAACAAACTTACCTTCACCAGACAAGGTTATTGAAACATTTCCAGAATCATTCACATTATTACTAGTAGTTACTGTAAATACATTATCGTTGGTGACAGATACAACTGCAAAAACACCATCTATGGGAGAGCCGCTTGCAGTTGATGTGTAATTAATATTTAAAACATCACCTATTGCAACACCATGATTATTAATCGTAATTGTTGCTGTGCCAGAGCCACTTATATTAGCTGATTGACTATAAGTGCCTGTTTTTGTAAAGCCTTCACCTGGTGGAGTAAAAGTAAAACTTGCCTGATCATTCACCCTGCTTCTTAAAAAAGCCTCAATAATATCTGATTGCTCTTCAGACACTACAAAAGTCAGGTCATATACTTTTGGGTCTTGTGTTAAAGGTAGGCCAAATAAAGCTCTAAATTCATATCCATCACCAAGCTTGCTAACTTTTACTTTAGGTTTACTTTGTTTGCGAAAGCCAGAATATGTTGGCTGGATTGATGGAAAAGTTGCCATTATCTATTTAATAACCCCCCTGCTCTTTGTTCTTGTACTATTGTTGTTTGTACCACAGAAGCAATTAATTGTCCAAGTTGTCTACCTTGTTCTTCATCACCTTCAACAGAAGAACCAGAGGCATCAACGGAAACATTAACAATATTAGTTGTGCCTCCTCCTAGTTGATTGTTTGGAATAATATTGCCACCTCTTGAACCCATCTGTAACAATTCTGGGCCTTTCTCACCAACTACAAACGCACCACCAGCAGAAACAGGGCCACCATTTGCTCTTGCAAAAGGATTTGCAACACCACTTAAAAAACTAGACGCAGTATTTCCAACAAGACCGCCTCCGCCTCCGCCACCTCTACCACCAAACAAACCACCTAAAAATCCACCAACTCTATTTCCTATTCCAGAAACAGCCCTTTGTATTGCGACCTCTACAAGTTTACGTTTTAGATTATTTAATACACTAACAGCCGCTTGAGCTAATGTTTTTGTACCCATGACAGCATCAGTAAGGTTAGAAACAATACCTTGCTCAATACCTTGACCAATCTCCATAAACTTCTCTTTTAATAAATCAGCTTCAGATTTAACATTTAATAATTTATCAGCAAATTTATCTGTACCAAGAGAAAGGCCATCAACTAAAAAGTTTGTTTGCTCTAAACTAGTATTAAATAATTCATTAATAGTAACAGTACCTTCTAAAGCACTTGTTGTTTTCTCAGTATTATCTTTAATTTTTTTACTTAAATCTTCAGAATTTTTAGAAGTTTTATTAATATTTTTTTGATTAGAAATTTGTTCTTTTAAAATCCTTAGTTGGTTAAATGGATTTGTTATGTCAACAAATTTTTTTAAAAGACCAATATTTTTAAATAATTCATTTATTGCTTTGACTGCAGTAATACTAAAATCTAAGACATCTTTTATTTCACCTTCTAATTCTGTTCCAATAGTTCTTGCTAAAGTGTCGATCGTATCTTGCAAAGTTGATAATTTTCCATTTAAGGTGTCTGCTTGTTTTGTTGCACCACCAGCAAAAATATTACCTTGACTCGTTAAATTTATTAAAGCTTGATTAACAGCATCAGCCCCAATTTTACCTTTTCGCATTGCAGATTCAAATTCATCACCTTGCAATTTTGTTATTTTTTTAAGTTCATCAGTAATATTTACTCCTCTTTCCAATAACTGTAAATTTTCTTCTTGCTGAAGCTTACCTTTTGCTCTGATTTGTCCAAATGCTGTTGCAATTCCTGTAAGATCAGCACCAGTAGCACCAGCCACATCTGCAAGTCTTTTTGTTGTATCAACAAGCTCTTCAGTTTCAAAACCAAAAGCTTTTAATCTTTTTGTTTGCTCTATTAATTCACTACTTGTAAATGGTGTTACAGCACCGAAATCTTGTAAATCTTTAATAATTTTATTAGTTTTTTCTAATGAACCTGTAAGTTGTTCAAGACTTGCCCTTTGGGTTTCTAACTCGGCTGTTTTTACAAATACAAATCTTGCAGCACCGAGAACTGATACCGCAGCTAGTAATGGTGCAAAGGCTTTTGTTAAAGTTGAAACACCAGCACTTGCTGATTTTGCTGCCCTGCCTGTGTTTCTAAGCGACCTATTGCTTTTATCAAGTCTGCCTTTTAATTTATCTGTAGAACTACTTAAAGCTTGTGTTTGTTGATTAACTCTTTTTAAAGGGGCAATTGCATTTTGTGCATCAACTATTAATTTAACCGTTGATTGTGCCACAGAAACAAATAACCTTTATTATATATTACCTTGAATTGCGTTTTTGTCGTTGCATTTCTTTTTGCTCTCTTTCATTCTTGTAATCATAATATGCAGCCCAATATACAAGCTCCTCCTCTGTCAAAAGATTTCTGAGTTCAATTAAAGTTTTACCAAGTTCTGTTGCTAGGAAAAATTCAAAATTAAGCCAATTATCCCCTTTTATTCTTTTTTTGCTGAATCAATATCAACCTGTATATCCATCATAAAAAGCTCTAATTCATTTAATACTTTTTCTGGTAATGATCTTTGCAGAATCGGTGCATCTGACATATCAAATGCAAGTGAGCCATCTTCTTTTTGTGCTGTCTGACATAAAAGCTGTGTTGAAACAACTAAACCTTCATCACTACCAGCTAATTGCTGTGCCTTCTTTCTATCAAATCTAGTGATAGGTGGAAAATATAATGTTGCTAAAACATTATCACCAGAATCTTTTAATTCATATTTACGTCTAGTAGTCATCTCATCTTTAAAAGCATTGATGAGAATATCTGCTGTTCTTTCAGTTGCCATAATTGGGGTTGATTAAAAATAAATTAGATAGCTGATGTAATAGTGCCAGATGGTTTAAATGTAATGTTTATTGTACTAACATCACCTAAATTTGAACCCTGTTCAAAGTTTGTGATTAAACCGCTAAAGCTGATTTTTTTACTACCGCTTGCGCTATCAGGAAAAAGTTCAAATGAAGCAGTACCAGCGTCACCAGTAGTTAAAGCACCATCAACAAAAGCTGCTGTTTCTCCAGATGCAGCATTATCATATACAAGCTCCGCAGAACCCTCACCCTCGATAAGTCCACCAACAAATGATTTAAAAGTATCACCTTGCACAGTAGTCTCTTGTGTATCTTTAGTTATTGAAAAAGACCATGATCTTGTACCTAAAACTGGGTTAACTGAAGAGCCGCCATCGTCAAATTTGACTTGCCCGACATCACCTTTTACAGCAGCCATAACAATAAAAAATAAATATTTATAATTATATTACCCTTTTTTTGGGTTTTTTACAGCTTTTGCTTCTTTTTGCTTTTCCATATATCGTCTGCATTGATGATCCCAGTATTGTGGTTCTCTTCTGCCTTTTACAGCTTCGATAGCGTCTAGCATTTCTTCAGTAATTTCAATCATGGTGTAAGTGCTTCATATAATTCAAATGTTATTCTAATCTGCGTCTGAAATTTACCTTCTGGACTGCTTTGAAATATTTCTGGCCCGATCGGTGGATCAAATCGTACATCAGAAACTGTGATTCTGTTAAATAGATCTCTAACTCTTTTGCCAATAGTAAAATTTGCCCCTGCTCCTATTCCCTGCTTTGTATAAATATTACAAGTAATAAGACCCACAACAAGATTTGTAGCGGTGGTGCTTGAATTAGGTGCTTGTTGTGTAAGGTATTCACTTGATCCAAAGCTAGTGATGCATTG